TAATTAAATCCATACTCATTTTATTTATTCCTTTTGTTTAGGTAGTCTGATTAGATCATACGAATAGCATACGGTAAATCATAAAGAATTTATAAGGGTATAAACTAAGTTAATGAGTGGGTGTATGGTGTTCTGCACATTGTAGCCACACACACACACGCCGCCCAAAGCATCGGCTTTTTATTGGCCACTAATAGTAGTTAGACTTTACCGCTATTTATTGACGCAATTAAACCCCAGACTATTGAAGGGTAACGGCATCAATCGCCTATGGCTCCCTACTACAAAAATTCGACGACAGACGAAACTGGCACCCCCCGACCCCATTTTTTTTTAAAAGTATCGATATATGTCCTCTCCACTCACCATCGGGGTAAAATACCCTTTATAAGAAAACACTAATATGGCTAATTCTCTACTAGAACAAGTACAGCAATATCATATGGGGATATCTCCTTATACTGGGCTACCTACTGGTGCGTCAGAATTAGACAGGTTGGCTGAAGAACAAAAGCGTAGAGAAATAGAAGCATACGAAAACGAGTCAAAAAGAATTTATGGGCCAGAATACCATGAGGGTATGAGCAGGAGAACTTCCCCAGAGACTCTATTTTTTCTTGGGGGGGATAGGCCAGATAGCAGTATGTTAGCCCCTGTTGACGTTGTTGCACCAACTATAGGAGTTTTAAAGGGTGCGGCTAAAAATGTTGCAAAATCAACGTATGACTTGTTAGGCCCACAGCCGGGAAAAATAGCGGGGGGTGCACCTAACTACCTCAAAGGCTTTTATTCTAGTGAAGGGAAACCAGCATCTGTTGCTATTGGAGGTGCCAAGACATTAGTAAACGCACTAAAGCAGTACATTAGCCCACAAGCAAGTGCAAATTTTAACGTAGCAGGTTTAACATCAGGTGCTCAAAAGATTGTTGCAGACTCTATGGATGAAATGAAAAAGTTAGAGGACTTGTATAAATCTAATAGCGGCAAACTATCCGATGTAGACATGGATCGATATAGTGAGTTAGGAAAAGTTGTATCTGGTCAGATTGGATATAATCTTCTTATAGGAAAACAGGGTGGTGCAAATATTCCATTAATTGATAAGTGGAAAGATGCCGTATATCACAAGATAGAAAATTTCACTCCAGATCAGTTTAAGTCCATAAGAGAGAAAGGAACTGAGATAGGTAGGCAAGCCTCAAATAAAACTATGGAAGAGGCTTACGATATTATTTCTAATACTTGGAAAAGCACAATAAATAAAAGCCCTCTAGATGAAAAAACTTTAATGGCGGTAAAGAAAAATCGGGGGCCAAAATCTACAGGTGTACATGACCTTGACGTTATAACATCAGACCAAGGAAAACTTTTAGATGCCGTCCTGACCGCTAATGATGGAGATTTCTCATCTATAGCCACATTGGAAAACGCTTTGAAATCCGCCTCTAAAACAGCAGATGGCCCCGCATACAAGGTTATAAAAACCACAGATGACGGAGTATGGATACAGGTATCTGGTTATCGTGGGTCAGGATTTGTAGAGGGTGGTACAAACGCTATTATTAAAGTAAACCCAGACAGAAAATACACCATATTTACAAGTGATGAGCATGATATGATGGGTATTGTACCTCTTGGTTATGACAGGCTTGTTACAGTTCTTCCACCTTGGGGAGTAGATAAGTTTGCTAAATTAAGAAATAAAAATATTAGACACTCCAGAAGTAAGGTTCAAGCGGCTAAAGAATATTTGAAGAAGGTTAAAACAGAACCTAAACCTAAATCAGAAAAAAGCGCAACTCCAAAAACTAGAGAGTCCTTACCCGCTAAACTAACCAATGCACAAAGAAAGGTGGCAGAAGAAATGGCAGGATATAAAGCCCCTATGGGTGCAAAGGAATATGGCAGGTTTGCCGCAAGAAGAGTCGCCCAAATGGGAGCAGGAGGAGCGGGAGCAGGAGGCCTGTTAAATTACAATGAAGACTGAGCAACAACAGACATTTGTAGAACAGTTCTGTATGCATGGAAATGCCGCTAAAGCCGCTGAAGTGGCGGGTTACTCACACCCCAAGCAAAGAGGCTACGAACTAAAAAACAAGTTTGCTAAAGAGATAGAAGATAGAACAAAGAAGGCTATTAAGGATTCTATTCCTGCCGCTATTGCCATGCTAAACCATTTGATGAACAATGCAGAAAGTGAGTCTGTAAAATTGGGGGCGGTAAAAGATATCCTTGACAGAGCAGGTATGAAGCCTACAGACAAGGTAGAGCAGACCGTCACCAGTGTAGAGGGTAAGTCCACAGAAGAGTTACAGCAGGAACTGGAGTCCCTTATAGGGCCATTAAATTAGTGGATGTAGAAAAAGCGGTAGAACTAGCCAAGGAGTTAAAGAAACGACAGAGATTTGAGAAGATATCCTTCTATGATCCCTATCCGTATCAACTAGACTTCCACGCTACAGGGTTTGAACATAACCAACGCTTATTGATGGCGGCTAACCGAATAGGTAAATCTTATTGTGGTGCGGCTGAGATGGCCTATCACCTAACAGGATTGTACCCTGAGTGGTGGAAAGGTAAAAGATTTTATAAGCCTATTACGGCTTGGGCAGGTGGTGTCTCTAACGAAACAACCAGAGACATTGTACAAGCAGAACTATTGGGTTCCCCCGATGACCCTGAAGCCTTTGGCTCTGGAGCGATTCCTAAAGAAAATATAATAAAAACGGAACGTAAACCCGGAGTGCCAAACGCCAAGTCCGTAGCATTAATACGGCATATTTCTGGGGAGAACTCTTCTTTACACTTCAAAGCCTATGAGATGGGTGTAGACAAGTGGCAGGGGCGATCTGTTGACGTTGTATGGCTAGACGAGGAGCCTAGTAGGGAACTATACTCACAGGCCGTTACACGAACTCTGGATAGAAAAGGAATGGTCTACATGACATTTACACCAGAAAGCGGTATGACAGAGACTGTAGCCGCCTTTATGAACGACATAAAGAAAGGGCAAAGTCTTACTAACGCCACATGGGATGACGCTAGTGAACACGTTAAGACCCTAAGAGGTAGGGAAGGTCATCTTAACGATGACGTTATGGAACAAATTCTGTCTGCCTATTCGCCGCATGAACGAGAAATGCGCCGCTTTGGTAGACCTTCTATTGGGTCAGGTCTTATCTTCCCAATACCCGAAGAAAAATTAATGATTGATCCTATAACTATTGAGGATCATTGGCCTAGAATAGCCGCTATAGATTTTGGTTGGGATCACCCAACCGCAGTAGTTTGGTGTGCCGTAGATAATGAAAGTGAGACCTTTTACATTTACGATTGCTACAGGGCATCCAAAGCAAGCCCCGCTGTACACTCTGAGGTTATACGACAACGACCGTATTTTATTCCCATAGCCTACCCACATGACGGAAATCGCAGGGATAGCATGGGAAACCCCGGACTTGCAGAGCAGTACAGGGCTTTAGGTTGCAACTTTAGACTTGAACATTTTACCAACCCTCCGGGCTTGGGGCAAACCAAAGGCTCTAACTCAGTAGAAGAAGGGCTTATGGCTATGCTACAGAGCATGGAAGCGGACAAGTTTAAAGTATTTAATACACTACCGCACTGGTTTGAAGAATACAGAATGTACCATAGAAAGGAAGGTAAAGTAGTCGCACTTCGTGATGACTTGATGTCTGCCACACGTTACGCCTTTCAGTCACAACGACACGCCATTGCGGGTTCAGACCCAGAATGGACTAGCGATTTAACATATAGGAATTACGGCATTGTCTGACAGCGAACAAGAACTATTAACAAAGATTAACGCAGAGATTACAGATTCTCTAAGTTATGACGGTGAGATATCAGAACAACGTGAGAAAGCGCAAGAGTATTACTATGCGCTACCTTTTGGTAATGAGGTGGATGGTCGCAGTCAGTACGTTGACTCTACTGTACAGGATACTATCGAGTGGATTAAACCTAGCCTTATGCGTATCTTTGGCTCTGGTGATGAGTTTGTTAAGTTTGCACCGCATGGCCCAGAAGATGTAGATGCCGCCGCACAAGCAACCGACTATGTTAACTACGTATTTTCTAAAGATAATAATGGTTGGGAGATCATGTATTCGTGGTTCCACGATGCACTTCTCCAGAAAAACGGCATTGTAAAAGTTTGGTGGGATGAGTATGAAGAAGCCAAAAGGGAAGAGTATCACAACCTTGGTGATCTTGAGTTTGAATATTTAATTTCAAACGAAGGTGTAGAGGTTCTTGAGCATACTGAAATTGCAGGTGCAGAAGGTTTATACCATGATGTCGTTATTAAAAGAATGGATTATGATGGTAGGATTAGAATTGAAAACGTACCGCCAGAAGAATTTCTTATTTCTAGGGAAGCAAAAAGTATAGAAGATGCTAGGTTTGTCTGTCATCGTGTTAGAAAAACTTTATCTGAACTTAGGATCATGTATCCAGATCAGGACTTCGGCCCAGAAGATTTGGGAAGTGGCGATGATGACGCCTACTTTAGCGAAGAAAGATTGGCTCGATACGAATTTGATGACTCAGAAAATTATGGGTTTGGTGGAAATGAAGAAGAGGCTTTAAGGGAATATTGGCTACATGAGTCATTTATAAAAACAGATTACGATGAAGATGGTATTGCAGAACTTAGGAAGGTATGCAGTGTAGGCAGTTATGTATTTTCTAATGAAGAGATAGATAAAAAACCTTTTGTTAGTATTACTCCTTTAAAAATCCCACACAAGTTCTTTGGTTTATCTATTGCAGACCTAGTAATGGACTTACAGTTAATTAAGTCTACACTTATGCGTAACTTGATGGACAATGCATATAACCAGAACTTTGGTCGCTATGCTGTACTAGAGGGTCAGGCAAACCTTGATGACCTTCTTACACAGCGTCCGGGCGGTATTGTTAGAGTTAAATCACCCAATGCAGTCATGCCTTTGGCTACCCCTCCTCTTGAACCATACTCATTCCAAATGCTTGGATACTTGGATGAGGTAAGGGAAGCAAGGTCTGGCGTAAACAAAAATACCCAAGGTATTAACGCAGACGCTCTCACAAGCCACACAACGGCTACAGCGGTAAATGCGGTGATGACCAATGCCCAGAGTAGGGTTGAGTTAATTGCTAGACAGTTTGCAGAGACAGGCGTTAAACAGTTAATGAACTGCATTTATGAACTTCTCCTGAAGTATCAAGATAAAGAACGTGTTGTTATGTTGCGTAACGAGTGGGTTCCAGTGCGACCCGATATGTGGAGTGACAAGATGG